GATAACAATTGAGACTCACTATTTCTCGGCATCTTATCATCCATACACATTTTACCAATTTCGTAATAATCTTTAGTATCTAATTCTGGAAATAGTGCTTGAATTGTATGTTTTGGTCTTGTACCCCAACCAAAAGTAATAACACCTACCAATTCTTCTTCAACAAAACAACCAAGAAAATACTTTGTCAAACTTGGCATAACAGCTGAATAATGTCTTTCTGACACAAACTCTGAAGCTGTAACCTTGTGTATCTGTTTCAACATTAACCAAAGAAATTTAACAAATTAGTTTGTGTTCCATATGATTCATCAATCTGCCAACCAATGGAGTTTGTAATAAACTTCAATGGTTCGACATATGACTTCTCAAATTGTTTTTCATAATCTACATACTTTTGCACTTCCAATTCTGTAGGACACTCTGTGAGAAAAGTAAATACGTTTGTCTGAAATGGATTTGGATTTTTCAAATATACAAACTTAATCTTTTCTCCCTCCATAATCTCAGGATATTTCTTGTGTAATTTCTTATCCTTCAACTGGAAATTGTAAAGTAGAGCTCCCTTAACGTGCATTGGACAACCCTTCTTGAAAATACCATTCGTTGTTGACCACTTTTGTAATCCATTACACGATCTTGGAAATGCAATTAGGTTTGGTTTAAGTCCTAACCACTCTTGTCTAAATTCCTGTATGAAATCATTGAGATCTTTTTCAGTTCCACTAATAATTAATTTCAATGCATCTCTAATCTTGTCTCTGCAAACTTGTGGAGTTGATGACTTGACAGCTTCAATACCCATCATCTTGAGTTTTGGTTCTGCATACTGAACACCTTCTGAGTTATGAACATTCAGAATGTATCGTTTCTTTGCAGTCCAGATACCCTTGTCTGCAATCACCTCTCGACCCATAACCATCTTCTGTTCATACGCATTTGTATAGTCTGCAAGTTCTTGATACTTCTGATTGATGAAAGTTTCAAACTTTTCTCTACAAATCGTATCTAAAAACTTAACTGGATCTTTCGGTTTTAACTTTTCTATTAACGATTCAAATGTAATATAAACAGAATCAGTATCAGATGCAAGCACATAATCCACATTATCAGTTTTCAACAACTCATTTAAATATTTATTAAGTGCAATTTCTATCCATCTAATAGCAAGTTGTCCACCATATGTTACAGCCTCTGCAATCCGAATATCATAGAATCGAAAATACTGATTACCAATTGCACCATATGCAGAGTTGAGTGCAATCTTGAGAGCCATCTGTTTGTTCTTATATCGTGATATAAGATTCAAAAGTTTAGGATGTTTAGTATCCTCATACTCTTGTTCTGCTTTCAACATCAACTTTTTAGTATCCTTACGTTCATTGTACATCTGCAACAACAACTCAGGCAAGAATCCATATTTGGTACAATCAAACAATGCACCGTTTGGAGTTATTGTTTCCTGTTTTTCCTTGAGAAAACTGGTATCAAATGTCTGTGTAAGCATTTCATCAACACCAGGCACCGTTTTATGCATCCCCTTGATGGTTTCAGGGGATATATTGTAGTTCATGATTAAATGTGGATACAAAGAGTTCAAATCAAAACTGACTACCCACTTGTGTAGTCCGACTTGTACATCTTTAACATATGCTCCTGCATACGCATCTTCTTTACTTTTTCTGGTGATTTGTGGAATTTGAATATTTTTATCTCGCAAATAGTTGTACATAATAACATCCCACATTCTCACCTGAGAAAATACATCTGCATAATTACATTTTGCACTATAGGCCATGGTCAAAATCAAGTCAATCAACTTCATCTTATCTTCAAGCCGGTCTACTAACTCTACATCTTTTATGTTATAGTCAATGAATGATTGATAATCATTAGTGTACCATTCACGATAAGTGTCAAATGGATTCTCAGCCTTACGTTCTCCTAATTCAACAAATGCAATGTGATCTAATCGATAACTCTCTTGTGCAGAATATGTAAATTTTTTATACAAGTCAAGATAGTCTAACTGTTCAAGTCCAAACACATTGTAACAAATATGTTCCTTACCAGAAATGTATACATTATCTTTATATACAGTTTTCCAAACAGATAGACGCTTAACTTCATCTTCTCCAAATAGAATTTTAATGCGATGTATTAAATACGGTAGGTCATAAAATTTAGAGTTCCATCCAGTAACAACATCTGGCTTATTACTCTCCCAAAATGTAAGAAACTTTTTTAACAATTCAACTTCTGTATCACACTTAACATAACTTACATCTTCTCGACTATTGACATATTCTCCTATGCCAAATACTACTAACTTTTTTGATTGGTGATTCTTGATTGAGATTGAAAGAAGTTCTTCGATTGATTCTTCTACTTTTGGAAATCCATTATCAGAAGCAACCTCAATATCAATGGTTACAATTAAAATATTATCTATATTCCACTTAATATCACCTCGCCAATTGTCAGAAATATACTGAAAATTATAACGAGTCATTCCATAAATCAAATTTTGTTGATTTTCATATTGTGAAATAAATTCTTTTGAATGTTTGATGGATTGCTGTTTAACAGGAGTTAAATATTTTCCATCAAGAGATTTGTATTGGGTTTCTTTTTGTACTGGAACAAAAAGGGTAGGCTGATATTTATTACGGGCTGTTATTCGTTCTCCGTTTCTAACTCCACGAACAAGAATGCTATTTCCGTAACTAATTACATTTGTATAATAATCCATAATATATCTATTATACTACAACAAAACGCAAATGTCAAGTTTATTATCCGTTCAACTGTACATTAGGTAGTATAATTCCTGAACCAAATTTTGAATTCCAAGCATTTTTAGCAGCATCTACGGGCTGGGTTATACAAATAACCCAATCCATTTTAACTGTTACATTATCATGTTTTGCAAAGGGGGGCCAAGGTGTAAACCCTATACCTTGATCTGTGGGCATTAGTTGACAAGGGTTGGATATAATAACATCATCACTTATAACTGTTACATCACCAATTAGTTCCTCGCCGGATTTTAACTTAACCAGGCGAATATCATTCATCTTTCTTTTTACCAATATTATATTTTTGTTCTAATATCCAATCGTTTTTTTCTGTAAACGATAAAACTTTAATTTGACTTAATGGAGCCTTGGGTTCTGGTACACCAACTAAACCTACAAGGCCCCAATCACTTAACAATCCAGCAATCGTATTTCTTCGTTCAATATCATTCTCTGTTAGGCTTGATTTTTTTCCATCCAATACAAAAAGTTCTTTAAAATGGACAATGTAATATTTGCCTTTCTTATGGAGTAAATGACAAGACTGCCATAACTTCTTTTCTCTACGAGATGCTACACCAATTCGTGATAGAGTTTCCCTAACCTTCAAGAAATCATCAGGCTCTTTTAGGGTAACTTCTAACATATCATTTGATGTCCAATTTAAATCTTCATTCATTTTCCACCTTTATCTAATTTGGTTTCCATATAGGATATATCCTCATCCTTGAGAACATTTAGAACTTCTTTTGCTCTCTGATCACTATATCCAAAATATTCTTTAATAGTTTCTAAATTTTTAATTTTAGAACTTTTAAGCCAAGGAGCAAATCTTTTTCTTGCTCTTATACTATTTAGGAGAAATTGGAATTGGAGTTTACTATCTAACCCATTGTAAATGTTCATTTCATTTACTAACAAGATAGTGTCTGAAAAGGGGTAAAGGCAACGATTTGATATAAATGGGGAATATTTCTTCTCCCACATTTCATCTTCTGAGTCCATCAATGGTTCTTTAGACTGATTGATGGCCTTCAGATATTCTTTCAATTCATACATTATATAGTGTGTAAGTAATGGTTAATTCTTCATCTTTTTCTATATTTCTACTAGTAACCAAAGAAAAGTAAATAATTACTGACTCTTCTGGTGATTCAATTTTATGACAATTAGGTTCTTCACTATGATTAATAAATCCACCTACTGGTGTGCGAATATAACTTGTTTCAAAGCCGGGAGCATAGATATGAGAAACACCTAAATGTTTCCCTTTTTTAATGGGGGTTTTTGCAAAAAGCCCTACCCCATGTATTGGAGAAGTTCTTATTTCAACATAATCGGGTAGGGGCTTATACATAATGATATTTATGCAACTTTTGATTTTTTCAAAGAAACACCTAC